GGATTAGAGTGGGAGGAACTATGGGATAGTGCTATGTCAAAAGGTCGTGATAGAGTGTTTGCAGGTGATTATAGCAAGTACGATGTGCGTATGCCTGCACAAGTTGTTATTGCTGCTTTTGATATTTTGATTGACATCGCAGAAAAATGTATGTATTCGGCTGAAGATTTACATTTAATGCGTATGATGGTTAGTGAAGTTGTATATCCTGTTGTAGCGTATAATGGAGATTTGATTCAACTGTTTGGAACTAATCCTTCGGGACAAAACCTTACAGTTATAATTAATTCTCTTGTTAATTCGTTACTTATGCGATGTTGCTTCCATACCATTTATCCTGGTGATGAAAATTTTAAAGATGCATGTTCTGTTGTTACTTATGGTGATGATGTTATGGGTACTGTTGCTGAAGAGTACTCTAAGTTCAATCACATTAGTTATGCAGAGTGGTTAGCTAAATTTGATATGAAATTCACAATGCCTGATAAAGAATCTAAGCCTACTATCTTCATGCGTGAAGAGGCTGTAGATTTCTTGAAAAGGAAATGTGTTTTTAATAAGGATTTAGGTCATAAAGTTGGTTTGCTCTCTGAAGATTCTATCTATAAGAGATTACATTCCCACTTATTGTCTAAGGAGTTGACCTTACCCATGCATAGTGCTGAGAATATTGAGTCATCGCTCCACGACTGGTTTTTCTATGGTCGAGAAGTATATGAGGATAGACGTTTGAAACTAAAGCAGGTTGCTGAGGAATGTGGTATTGCTCACCTTTGTCCCGCTCTAGATTACTCATATGATAAGCGTGTCAATGGTTGGAAGCATAAGTATTTAGGTGAAGAGTTGATTGAGGAAGAGACTGATATTCTAGAGACGCAATGTGGTGATCTTGCCGTAGAGACAGTCGATTGCCTCGATCTTGTTAGAGGTACAGCATATGAACCCTATTTTTGGTGGGAACATGTAGCTGCGAACCTGTCCTTTTTCTTCATGGGCATGGTGTGGTCTTTAATTCATAGGGGTTATAAAATCAAAATAGGTTTTCCAACGCGGGGTTGGATATATTTCTTGGTTTTTACAACAAATGGATTAAAATGGTGGTACGTCTTATTCTTTATAGGCAAGTTCTATTTTGATGCCTATTTCACTCCAATTTTCTTTAAGTGGTATGTGAAATGGATGGGCGACCAACTACGAGATTTAGGCATTCTCGAGAAGAAGAAACCCAGGTACTATACTGGGTACTACTAGGTAGTAAAGCAAAAATAGTTGTATATTATTGGTTACCATTTTGTATATATTTTGTATATTTTGTATATATTCTATAGGCTTTGTATATATCGACATCACCCTCGTGTGATACCCCTATTTAGGGGAGGATATCGTCAGTCCATGTAAATATTCCCCCTTATAACGTTAAGCGGCGTTGTGAGGTTGTAATTATAGCTTACTAATAATAATAATAATAATAATAAAAATAAAAACATGTGCGAGAGTGGGTTTAAGCCCCACACTATTAAGAAATGCCAAAATGAGATTAGCCGCCGTGCGAAAGATCTTCAAGTCAGTATTCGTGAGATTTATGAAAACGATTTACTGCTTGATGAAATTTATACGTATGTGTGCTCAATCGATACCACCATGGATGATTCAAGAGATCATTCATATATTGACAACGATTTTGTTGTATTAGATTGTCAAAGTGGGACAACGGCTGATAATAATATTTTCAAAGTTGGTACAGAATCTACTTATGAGAACGTTCAATTTACTGACCAGCATGATCCCTACATGTACGATATAGAGTCTTCTATGGATTCTACGCGTGCAATGCAGGATACCGATGATGCTTCGTTGGCTAATTTCTTCTCTAGGCCTATTAAAATCTCTGAACGTGAGTGGTCTACAAGTGTTGTACAAAACTTTGATTTGGACCCGTGGACGTTATATTTTGCAAATCCAAGGGTAGCAAACAGACTTGCTAACTTTAACTTACTTAAGTGTAACTTGAAGATTAAAGTAGTCATAAATGGTAATGGTTTTCAATATGGTAGAATACTTGTTAGTTATTTACCTTTTGAACAATTCGACTTTATGTCTACCAATTCTGCTTTGGTACCTGAGGATCTTGTGCAAGCGTCCCAGTGTCCGCATATATTTCTCAATCCTACTACTTCTACAGGAGGAGAAATGAAATTACCCATGTTTAATTATCAAAATTATATTTCGATTACAGATACCCAATACAGCGAGTTGGGTACGTTGCAATTTCGGACTATTAATGATCTTAAACATGCAAATGGAGCTTCTGATGTAGTGACCATTACCACTTTTGCTTGGGCAGAAGATGTGTCAATGAGCGTTCTAACTTCTGTTGAGCCTGATACTTTGGTGCCACAATCTGGTGAGATTGATGAAGCCAATAGTAAAGGTGTAGTTAGCGGACCCGCTACGTCAGTTGCTAAGTATGCAGCATACCTTAAGGGTGTGCCGTATATAGGTCCATTCGCGTTAGCGACGGAGGTGGGAGCTTCTGCTGTATCTGCTATGGCAAAGATTTTTGGCTATTGCAGACCGCCTATAACAAAAGCCCCCGAACCTTATCGTCCTACACAAGTGTCGTCTTTAGCGCTTACCAATGTGCCAGACAATGCCCAGAAATTAACAGTAGATGAGAAACAAGAGTTATCAATTGATCCGCGCATTGCTGGTGTGGGACCCCATGATGCTCTTAATATTCGTGAGATAGCCAAACGCGAATCTTATCTGACTAAATTTACTTGGGCCATTGGTACAGCGCCCGATACTATCTTGTGGAACGCGCGATTAGATCCCACGACACATGCGACAGATGTGGCGACTGGATCTTTTCACTTCCCAGCTTCTGCTATGGCCGCTTTGCCCTTTAAATATTGGAAAGGTTCAATGAAATTTCGATTTCAAATTGTTTCTTCCAGTTTTCATAAGGGTCGGCTTAAGATTGTATATGATCCTAATTTCATTGCTGATAATAATTATTTAACCTTTTCTGAGTTTAATACCAACTATTTGCGTATAGTTGACATTTCTGAAGAACAAGATTTTACAATTGAGATTGGTAATGGACAGGAGAAAACGTTCTTAGATCATAAGAAGCCAGGTGAAGACAGTACCACCGAGTATTATTCTACTACTCGTTATACATCAAAAGAACAAGGCAATGGTGTCATTGGTGTGTTTGTCGTGAATGAACTTACTACTCCCAATAGTACAGTGAACAACGATATACAGATCAATGTGTTTGTCTCGATGGGTGATGATTTCGAAGTAGCTGTTCCAGATGATTATTTTCAACATTTTGTTCTTAAGCCTCAGTCAGGTGAAATGTTGAGTCCTCAATCTGGCGAAATAGTACCTGAATCCTTTGGTACTGATGAGATGGATGCACCGCAACAGTCTATTTCAACTATCGTGGGATTACCACCCGCAGAAGATTCTAATTTGAATAAAGTGTTTATGGGTGAAGCTGTCACTTCATTTCGTACTTTACTTAAACGTTATACTCTGTGGAATGTAATTCCCAAACTAGACACTATTCCTGTCACAGTGTCTGGTAGGTACCCCAATTATCCATATTACCGTGGAGCTGTCTCCGGTGCAATGGATACCACTGCTGCTGCAGCCCCTTATAATTATGTTAATACTTTACTCCTACACTGGGTGAGATCTGCGTTCTCAGGTAGTCGAGGTAGTATTCGTTACAAATTAGTTCCTAGGGGAATACAGAGTCGTGGTGATAGAATTGAGGTACAACGAGCTCCTTTGGCTGAGAGCATAATGTTATACCGTTATAATGTTGCTTCAATGAATGCGTATGGTACCATTAAAGCAGCTCGTGAAGACGGTATGACACAGTTCGAGTTGGCTACTTCTGATAATATCCCATTTGATGAAAAGCCTTTGCCTGGTGCTAGAGGTATTGCGCTGACGACTAATGCTGTCAACGGTGCTTTGGAGTTTGAAGTTCCTTATTATTCTCCATACCGCTTTACACCTGGTAAGCCAATCGATTTTTCGACTGTTGTAACCACCACAAAATTTGAATCGGCTTGGGATTACAGAGCGTACTTTAACTCTGATAATGCCGATTCAGCTACTAGTTTATACGACGTATTTGTCGCAGCTGGTGAAGATTTCCAGACTTATTTCTTCACCGGAATGCCTCGTATGTACTATGAGTCACTGCCGCCTGCGTAGGCTGGCAAATGGGGATAGACACCCCTTCTAACTAAATATAGCTTTTACATAGTGTGCTAGCAGTCAAGAACACTATACCTATCTGTGGTCGATAGGGGAACTCGTTGAGTTCTGGACTACGCCGAATTTGAATTTGTTGAACGAATTTTTCCGGTTTAGTCCGGTTTTTAGATCACAAATTTAATTAGCGTAGCCTTATGTGGTTTGGTAACAAACCATACAGCGGCAGTGTGTTCGTATTTTGCGACACTGCCCACGTTGAG